AAAAGGGGAAGGAGTTTTTAAAAAGGAAAAGTTTTAAATTATTAATTAGGATTAATCGCACGCGGCAAAATAGTTCTACAGTTAAAAAACACACTAATATACCGTTAAATAACCGTAAACTAATTTCTAATTTAAAATTTTATGTGCACTGTAATATATAGTGGCCGACTTTCTTTTTTACTCAGTTTTTTTCTTATCTGAATAAAATCTATCCTTTAATTGTTTTCTAATATTATTTTCCTTTTTATTCATATTACCTTTTAATTCTTGTCCTTGAACACTCTTTTCTTCATATATATTTAAATTTCCATTAGATACGTCGAATTTCGCTGGGAAGGTAATCTTATCAACACCAAATCTATTTTTAATAATAAATATTCTGGCAGTTTTATATACCTGATCCTCGACTTTTCTTGATGTAGAAAAGATAAAATCACCTATCATAATTTTACTATAATCTTCACTTACCTGTTCTCCTGAAATGATATCAGTTTCTGCACCTGAACGATTTGCTTGAGAAGCAGTCCAAACTGGAACTTTAAATTCTCCTGCTAACCCTCTTAATTCTTCAAATATATTTCCTAACTCTAATCTTTTTTCTTTGTAATATTGTGGTGCTTTTAATAGATCCCCGTAATCAACAATAATTAAATCTGGTGGTAATCCTAACTTAATCATTTTATCTACGTGAGCTCTTAAAGTATTTACAGTAGCACCTTTGGTTGGATATTCTTTGATAATTAAATTACTTGCTTTCGCACTTAGTGATTTAATTTTACTCATAATTTCATTAATATTATATGGCAAATCGTGTGATGCTATACCTGTGATTGCAGAATAATATCTTTTTGCAACCATATTTTCACTCAATTCAAGTGTGTAATGAATTACAGTTAAACCTGTTCTAAGTGCGTGAGCACCAACATCACATAATGTCCAAGTTTTTCCACCACCTGGACCACTTACGTTTATCCATAATTCTCCACCACCGGATCCACCCTCTGAAATATCGTTTATGATATCCCAAGGAGTTGGAATACAATTTCTTTTCATCTTTAAGAATATATTATTAACATCTTCTGTCAATAATTTTAAACCAACATTTTTATTTTGACCTACCTTAGAAGCATCATCAAATAATTTTTTTATTTTATCATATTCTTTATTTTTCAATAAATCAATTGATTTGTAAATACTTAATTTGTAATGTTGATTAACACAAAACTCTAAAAACTTTTCCTTAACAAATGTTAAGTCAGGAGCATCAGAATAATCACTTGCATCTTTTAACTTTTTAATAATTTCATCTTTAAATAAATCATTACTTTCTTTATCTAATTCTACTTTAAAAACTTCTGCGGTTGGACACGTTTTATATACTTGGTAATATTCTTTTATTTTGGCAACTATCCATTGATTTGCTTCTGACTCAAAATATTCTGGAAATAAAATATCATCAGATGCTTCTAAAAAATCTTTATCTAATACCAAACTGACTATTACTTTAGACTGATATGCGGAACCGAGAGTCGATAGACTATCAACTTGCATTAATAACTCCTTAATTTAATATAATTATTGGCCGACTTTCAAATTATTTTAGTCAGCGAAATAGTTTAAATGTGAAAAGTTTGTCGAAATCCAAGAGTTAATATTTGGGAATGCTGACCACAGTTTGTCTTGCATTACCATCTCTTGTATTTTCTTTATACTTAGTTTTTTTGTTTTCTTACGAAATAATTCTATTATTTGTAAAGCGGAAGTTTTGTTAATTTCACCTCCAGTAAGCTTCATAAGTTCATAATTTAATACGTATTGTTGTTTATTGTCAATCAATAATTTACATAACCGCGATGACTTCTGGTGCCCAGAAGCATAAGAAATCACATCATCTACACTGTGGAGTTTGTTTTCGGTTAGTAATGGAAATTGTTTTGCTGCCGTTTTAATTCCTATACCTTTTATGCCAGGTAAGTTATCACTTGCATCTCCATTCATTGCTTTAAATAACAAAAAATTATGAGGATGAATACCATATAATTCAAAAACTTTATCTTTATCAATAATTTGTTTTTTAATAGGGTTCCATACTTTAATTTTATCACTAACTAATTGATAGAAATCCTTATCAGTAGACATAATATATGCTTCATCAACATCTGGATTTTTCTCACACATTTCTGTTGCTAAATAACCAATTGTATCATCTGCTTCGACATTACTTAACATCATAACAGTACAAGGTAATTGAGTTAAATATTGAATTACTCTTAAAAGTTGTTGGATCATTTGTTGCTCTTCTTCTGCATCGCTATTCCAGTCGTGTGTTCTATTTAATCTTACCCCTTTACCACGATTAGCTTTATATCCCGGATATAATTGTTTTCTTTTTTTCGAAGAGTCTTTACCATCAAACACAACTATTAATCTAGTTGGCTTTAATAATCTGATTGATACCCCGAGTGTTTGTAAAAATCCTGTTATTCCACCAATGTGAATACCATCGTCATTTACAGTAGGCATTGTGACCCAAATTCTGATATAATTATTTAAACCATCTACAATTAAAACCTTTGAGTTTAAATTAGAAGTTTTAAGAACTTCATTATCTCGTTTTATCGAGTCTAACATTTGTGCAAATTTATCTTTCATTTTTCCCTTAAAATAAAGGGGCCGAAGCCCCTGTAATTATTCCTTGCTTTTTATTTTCTTTTCAACATCTTCACCGTCATCAAGTTCTCCTACTTCTCCATATTCTATCAATTCTTTATTAATTGCTTCCTTGTCACTAGAATATTTTAACATAACTTTTTCGGCAATTTCATTTAATAGAAACTCTTTATTCTTTTCATCTGTTAATATTACATCAGCAAATGTTGAAGCATTAAATCGTTTTCTTTCTGGATCGTTTGATAACATAAAATAACCTTTAACTTCTTTATACTTGTTTTTTGGACCTTCGGGCAAAGATGGGTCGGTTAATGCTTTAGCCTTAATTATAGCACCAACTGCTTTTCCTTGTTCGAACCAAGTATTTTCTGCATCTATTCCTCTATCGAAATAAATATCAAAATTACAACTATTATACATTGAACCTAAACGAGATTTGATAACACCACAATTAGTTTTAATACCAACAACCTTATCTCCAATTTTAATCTTAGACATCATCTTTAATCTTAATCTTAATGATGAATGAAATGGGATTGCTTTTCCACCACTTGTTGTCCAAGGGTCTCCAAACATTACACCAATTTTACTTCTAAGTTGATTTGTAAAGACAAGTGCTATTCGGTGCTTAGCAATTGTTTCTGTAATCTTTCTCATTGCTCTACCTAATATGATAGATTTTTGAGTTGCATATCCTTTTTTCTCCCAATCTCCTTCAAGTTCGTTTTTATCAGTAGCACCCATAACTGAGTCAACAGCAACAGTAATTAACCTATCACTATTTTCTTTACGAACCGTCTCAATTATGTTTTCAATTATTTGAAATGCATTTTCAATAAGATTAGTTGGAACATAAATCATCTTACTTAAATCTACACCAATTGCTGCTAAAAAGTTTCTATCAACAGAAAACTCAGTATCAATTAATACTGCTATTCCACCTTTTTTCTGTGTTTCTTTTAGTAGGTGTCCAATGAGTAATGATTTACCAGATGACTCTAAACCGTTTACTTCGGTTATTCTGCCAACTGGTATACCACCATTTACTCTATTACTGACATAAATATCGAGGATTGGATCGCCAGTGGAAATCCAATCAACGATATCTGAAGGGGATAATTCGGGCTGATCTAAGAAATATGCGGGAGCATCACCATAATTAATTAGGTCATAAACCTTATCAATTAGTTTATCTCGTTGTTCACCTTTAGAAGACGATACAACTTTCTTTGGTGACTTCTCACTTTTATCTTTTGATTTTGCCATTAATTTCTCCTATTACTCTGTTTTTTTATTGAACAGTTTTGTGAATGCTTCGTCGGCTTTTTCAACAACATTATCATCTACTTTTTCTGTAGGTTTCTTTGAACTACCTTCAGGTTTAGTAGCTGGTTTTGCTGCAACTTCTTCCTCTTCATCATCCTTATTTAACCATTCTTTTAGGATAACGGCTATATCATCATAAGGTAATTCCTTATAGATATCAGTAATTGGTTTTTGATTGTTAAGTAAGTTTTCAATTCCTTCATCTGACTCTGAAAGTCTAGATGTATTTCTTTTTGCACGAATTGAAGTTTTACCATAATCATTACCAACTTCTTCTGGAGTTTGATAAGTTATTACCAAATCTGTTCCGGTATGTGGATCAAAAATATTACCATAATCCGGGTCATCCATAATTTTAAGTATTTCTTCATAGACGGTTTTACCCATTCCATAAAATCTAACACCTTGGTCTTCTTCACCACGAACGATCATAGCAACATAAGTTCTCATTTTCGGAGAAATCTTTCTGCTTAAATCGAAAGACTCTTTGTCTCCTGCTGCTTTTAACTTTTCAGCAAACTCAACAATTGGGTCTGGTCTATCGAATGATATTGGTGATAAAAGATTTTTCTTATTGAAATCATAATGGAAATATAATTCAATAAATGGGAAGTCAGCATACTTATATGGAACTAAACGAATAGTATGTTCGCCAGATGGTTTCCATAATCCTGAACTTTTGGTTGATGTATCTGAGAATTGTTTTAATCTTTTCTTAACGAGATTAAGAAGGTCGTCTTTTGATTGACTTTTAGCCATAGTAGGTCTCCTTGCGTTTAATTAGTTTATTGTTTAATTAGTTTAGTTTTTAATTAGTTAAATTAATAACTGATTATTAATATATATAGGCGAAAGATCGGAAGAGCA